AAGAGCCGTGATTGTCCCTGTCGCTGTTACTAAGCCTCCGGTTGAGTTGGTTGCATTGGTGTACAATGCATCGAATACGCTCGCAGGTAGAACGCTCCAATGATGCGATGCCATCGAGTGAGCCGTATTGCCCGAAGTCAGAACCAAGCGTCCTGTTGTGTCCGTGTTGCCTGTCGTCAGAGCGATCAAGTAATAACCGTTTGCATCATGGGTAACCGTCGCACCGCTCAATGTTGCAACCGTCCCGTTTTTCGCTATACGAAAATCACCGACGACAGCATTGGTAACCGCCGCGCCGGTCGAGTCAAGAACAGGCCCAACGATTACAGTTGCTACCGTCGATTGCTTAAGTCCCTTCATTAGCACTCTGCTCCTAGTAAGACTCGCCTACGCCTGTTTCCGCCCGCCGCTTGTTCCGTGTATCTTCGCCTGCGTCGCAACGGCATGTTACCGCGACCGATGCGATAAATATCAATCGCATCTTGAACACCTAACCAAGGCCCGAACAACCGAACATCATCGATCAGCCCTTGGTAGCCACTCGAACTCGCCGTCGTGTTGCCCCAGTTTCCAATGCGAATAGTTAATGCACCCCCTGCTGAAGTATTCGCATTCGCAGAAAAAACTTTGCCGTTAACCACCAAAGTGCCGCTGGTAGACTGTCCGCGAATCATGGCTACATGCGTCCAGTTTGTGCTCGATGCGATTCCAGAATCTCGATATACGTCAGGCAAATAGACTTGCACCGTCCCATTTCTGTTTGGCAACAAACCGAAATCAGGAACAGAAGAACTGTTGCCGATCCCAAAAGCCACTCTCGTATTTGATGCCGCCGATGACGATTTAACCCAAATAGATACCGCCCATCCGTTTCGGTATGGCGAATCTGAAATAGAATCGACGTACTCAGAGCCAGTGAAATTAAGTGCAGATTTTCCGAAACTGGTTTGCCAGCTTGCCCCGGTAAACCCATTCATAACCCCCCAACTCTGGCGAACGCTAAAATCCCACAATCGAGTGCCACCCATTGCGGGATTGAGCGACGGACACCACCATCCAGCATCAGGAAACAACCTCGGAAACATCGCCTCCGATGCGGATCGAGCGAAACCAGAATGTACCGACGTATTGAGCCAGGTCACTACTCAACCACCTTGTCAATTAGCGGAACAAGGATGACCCGCGAAGCGTTATCGGTTGCGGTTGTTTCGTCCCTGACAGCAACCCCTAAATTGTTATCCGCAATCGGAGCAACGTAACGCCCGATAGGTCTCCAAACTACAGGAGCCTGAATCAACACAGTGTTTGCATCAGCCGTTGCCACTAGCGAGGTAACCGCTGGCCCTGCTTGACGTAGGTTTGCATCCGAAGTACCGAGCGTATAAGAACCCGCAGTTCCAGTGACCTTGGCAGGCCACTCGGAGCCGTCGCGGGAATTGACAAGGTAAAGATCGACTGTATTTCCAGCCGTGGGAGCTGTACCGGTCTCAACAATCAAATAGACCGCGTAATCGCGATCCCAATCAGAGCCAAGATCCGCGGATGCACCTTGGATCGCAGATCCATTGCCAAGCGCATCAAACGATAGCGTGTGAGTAACACCGCTTGCACCAGCCTCACCCCAAATAATCGCCGTACCTTGTGAAACCTTAAAACTATCAGGCAACGCCATTTTGCATCATGCTCCTTGCTGATTGAACGTGACCGGGCTCAACATGCGACCATCCTACCGATTCCGTCCACTTTACTGTCTTCCACTGTAGCGACTTGAGCCGCTCGATTTGGGCTTGCGTTGCAATGCCAAACGATACCAGACCGTGCATCATGTCGATTGCCGTCTGACTGCTGAGGTCTGCGTTGAACACGTTTCCGCTCGCGTCCTCTATCCATCCAACAATCGAGATGCAAAGCTTTTTTATCTGTTCGTCAGACGATTCCCGGCCAAGTTTGACCGAGGCGTATAACGACTCCTCAAGCGACCACTTTTTAACTTCGACCACTGGAACCAATCGCTTGACCGTGACCGTCCGCACGTTTATCAAGTCCGCTGCCGCTTGGTCGCTTGCGCCTTGGTATTGAGGTTTTTTAAGTTCTTCAATCAATGGTTCGTAATTCACGCTCGCGCCTCAATTCTGGTTGTGACGAAAACAACATACTCGATGTACCGCCAAAAACCGATCACATCAAGGATCGGATTAAGGATCGGAGACATAACGCAATATCGAATGTGATAGGGGCTTCGATGATGCTCCGCATGATGCTTGCACGATTGCAGGATGCCACATTGTTGAGCCGTCGATACTAGCCAGCCATTCTTTCCCTTTGAGTGCCCCCAAGCATGAATCTGATTTGCTTGCGACAGAAATAGAAACGTAAGCCATGCGTCTTGCGTCGCATCAAAGCAAAGGCATGCGCCACAAGCCAACATCGACGGGATAATCGTTGTGTAATTGCGATACCAATAAGAGCCCTTCAAGAATGCATACTGATCTGAATGGTGTAACTGGTTTGGCCCACCGATGAGCCTGCCAAAAATAGGAGTGTCTTGGTCGAGATAGCTATCCTCCCACCAGTGGAAAACACCGGCAACGAAGTCAGCCGCGAGGAATGACAGGATGATAAACAGGAGCCAATCGATCATTCGCCGCCCCTCATTAATCTTCCGATTTCTGTCTTTAGCTCTGAAATCATCGCCCAAAGTTTTTCGCGATCGCTTCGGCATTCTTGCAAGTCTGCCCGAGTCGCTCGCTTTTCTTCGACGAATTGAAGGTATTGGTAAACATTGGCCGATGTTAGAGCACCGCAAACAGCCATGCCGATTATCACAACCAAAGAATCTTGAGTCACTTTACTAACCCCTTCGCCTGTTCAAAAGTCAAGTAACCAACGTGATCCTTACGCTCCGATCCCTTGGAGACCTCAAACCTTGGAGTGACCGGAAACGGATGATCTTCAACAATACCGACTTGCCATCCAGCGTCCAGGAACTTCTGCATTTCGCACCGCTTCCACTTCTCGCATGGGGGGCAATTCGCAGAGACAAAAATCAGTATTTCGCGTTTCGTCTTTTCGTGCTTGTCGCTTGGGCTTGGTACCGGTTTAGGATCTTCGATGGCTTGCGGTTGAACCGTTAGAGATTCTCGAACAGTTGCGACCTGCTGAATCAAGTCGCTCGATGGAATGTCGCACTGAGTTGGATCGGGCTTTGGATTCGATCCAAAGAACCAACTAAAAAAGCAAAAACCAATCACAGCAAACATTCTCTTTTCTCCGTTGCTGAGGTTCATCCTAACGCCTCCCTGTCGAGGCTTTCAGAATCAATAGCAATCCGAGCATCGCAAAATGCAAAAGTGGACTTTCGACATACCGTTGTGAAGGCACTCGAAAACGAATCACCTTTAGGCCACTCGGTTAGGTAGACTGTTCTGGTTGCATAAAACAACTCTTGGGAAGTCATAGGATCAAGCCTCATGCATGTTAAAGGCTCTGGGTAATGCTCGATTAGATTGCTCATCCCAATGGCCTCGACTGCATCCAGGATACTTTGCGTGGCCCTGGCGTTGAAAGATCCGACACGCCGACAATCGATGTCCACTGATGCCGACAGAGAGCATCAATCACGCTTGGAGCAATCTCAGTCCAAGAATCGTTATGGCTGTTGAGTCTCCAAATATAGTTGCGGTTCTTGCTGTCTTTGCGTTTGCTGTACCCTAGCCACGCCGTAGCATGACCGCCACCGCCGCGAAGACTGACCGATTCAAGCACCCCGTTGCGAGCGTAGAACGAGTCATTCCAAAGCGTCCCGGTATGAACTGCACCTACACCGCTTGCCAAGTATCGAAAGATGGCATCATACGAATCTAGCCAAGTATGCGACCCGATGCGATACGGAAAAGCCTTCATCCTCATGTCATCGGTAATCAGCGTCCGAGCGTTCGATGGATATGGCGTTGAGTATGGTAGGTCTTTCTCGGGAAGCATCCCGATCGACGTTGCGACCTTCAAGCCTGCTTCGATGGTGGATCCTGCGTCGCGACCGAGTAGACCTTGGCTTTGTCTTTGTGACTCAAGATACGCAAACAATTGCGACAACTGACGATCAACGCTAAACGATCCATGAACCAACGACCAAACATACTCGCAAGCATTAGTAAGCGAAAAGCCTTGGCACGATCCCATGTTGCCTTGCTTGTCATGCCGCATCAACTTTCGAGGATCGATTTCTTCGGGTGCCGCGAAGTCTCGCATGGTGAAAGCAATTTCGGTCGATCCTGCTTTGATCGCGTCTCGATTTTCAATGGTTGGGTCATAGCCTGTGAAAAAATCACTCATTACCACGCCCCCGCTATCTCCCGATTGACCTTGGCTATCTCTGATTCCTTACCGGCGAAGCTTGCAGGCAAATCGAGTTTGTCAATGGCCTCATAGACTCGATCGAGTGCTTCCCGTTGTTTGGCCCCTGCGTTGTCGGCAATGAATTTCGTCCAAGCTTCTTGATCTTTAATCTCGCCAGATTCAATCTTCGATGCTGCTTCCAAGAAAGCCTGCTTGTAGGCCGATCGGATCGATGGTAGCGTCTGAGAGACGACCGCCTTGAGATCCTTCGGTTGTGGCTTGTCCGACGGTTGCTGGTTCCGCAACATCGCAAAGACCGCCAACGCCGCGACAATCCAAGGCAACCAGTTTTCTTTTTTCTTTTCGTCAGCCATCATCCATCCTTGTTTTTTGCCCCAGGGAACTCACCGACGCTAAGGGTATCGGAAAAGATCGGGTTCCCGAGGGCTTAGTCTTGATCGTCATCGTCGCCGAATTCTCCAGCATCGTAAGCGACCTGAAGAAGATATCCCATTGGCACGTCCGCAGGATTGTAGGACGAGAGGTAGCCGTTATCCTCGGCCCACTTCCAGACTTTGAAGGCCAGTTGAATCAACGCGAAAATCATCGCCATCGTCGCCGGATCAAATCCGTAAACACTTTTGAGTTTGTGCCGAAGAATCCTGCGAGCCGTCCGAGTGTTGCCGTCTGCTTCGGCGTAGGCTTGGGCAAAGTCGCCTTCATGCTTCTTGCCGAGCTCCTTCAATCGCTCAAGTAAAATCACTTGGTCACCTCCGGCTTTGGATCCACTGGACGAATCGACTCACCTACCACCCACGCTCCAACGGCGTAAACCAGGATCTGTATTTGATCCTCAGTCAAGGGAACCTTGTCCTTAAGGACGACGACAGCAACGGCTGCCAGCGATACCCAAAACCGTTTGGACTTGAAAAGACTTTCCATAATTCTGACTCCTTTCCTGCATTTTAGGCTTGACCCGCTGAAATTGCAAGCAACGGCTCTAAATTCGTCATTTTCTGTGTTTCCTTGAAGAATCTGCTGAATGACTTCCTTTTATCTTTTTGTCAAAAGGAATGCCCATTTCAAGATTCCTTCTTGTGACTTCAGAAAAA